TTGGCGGGCGGCGGCCTCGCCACGTTTGCTCACCACGTCAAAGGTGAGATCGGAGCCCGAGCCGGTGGCGCGTAGTTGGCGCACGGATGCCATCACGGCGTCACGCTCGGCGATGAAGGGCGCGGCCTTGGCCTCGGCGAGCTTGCGGGCGGCCTCGGTGCGGGCGTCGCGCAGCGTCACGGTTTTTAGGCGGCCTGCCAGTATCTCGGGGTCAGAGTCGCGGAGCTCCAAGATGTGCAGGCGCTCAGAGGCGCGGATGCTCTCCCAATTGGTGCCGTAGAGCTCCAAGGATTTTCGCCCCCGGTAGTCACCCTCCAGGAGCATCATGGCGTCACGGTGCTCTATGTGAGCGACGGAGGCGGCGAGGTCCTCGGCGCCGGCGGATTGGATTGCGGCGTCCATGCCGGCACGGTCAGGGATACGGGCCCGGGCATCGGAGAGCACGGCGGCGCCGGTGGCCTTGGTGCGGTCCACGAGCTCGACGGCCACGGCGGTGGGCTTGCCATCGGCACCCACGAGGGTGGAGGCCCTCCGGGCGTTTTGGTACTCGGTATTTCGGGCTCTCCACGCCTCGGCGGCGGGCCCGTATGCTTTCCACTCGGCCTCGCGGGTGTCCCAGGCCTTTTGCCAAGCGTCCTTTTCGGCTTGGGTGGCGTCCAGCCCGGGCGAGGGTGGGAGGTAGTTGCTCGGCATTGGCGGGAAGGGCCCGGGAAACAGGGCGGCGGGGTCGCCTTGGTGAGTGTCGAGAATCTCGCGGGCTCGGTCTCGGTCCACCCGGGTGCGGTCGTGCAAGGAGAGCTCCATGCCGGCGTCCTTGCCAAAGACGGGCCCGAGCTCACCATGGACGGACTCCACCACCTTGGGCGGCTTGGGCGGCTTGGGGAGCGCATTGCCCTCGGCGTCCACGAGGCCACCCCCACTCCAATAATCGGTGGCGCCCTCCTTTTTCAGCTTGGCGAGGAGGTCCCGATTTATCACTTGGCCAGGGTCATGGTCTCCGATGATGGGCGCCACCCCGCAATCGCAATGGTGGTGGAGCGGCATGAGATTGGGTCCAGCGGCGACGGTATAGCGTTGAGTGGAGGCCACCGCGCAGAATCGGCAGGAGGCGCCGGTGAGGGTGCGCCGGTAGCCCACCACGTGAGGGGTCCCCGGTGGGAAGGTCCCGGCCGGCGTCACGGTGCTCGCCATCGCTTGGCGTTGCGCCATTGCCATGTCCATGGAGGCGGCGCCCACGGCACGGCCTCGGGCCACCTCTTTCGCTTGGGCCCAAGGCATCCCATCGGAGAGGAGCTTGCGCATATGGACGGTGGGGCGGGAGAACACGGTGCGCGACGGCACGCCACCGCGCAACGCCCCGAGCTCGGTGGCGGGCATCACGGCGGCGGCGTCCCCGCCGGCGAGGGTGACCGATTGCGCGACCATGGCGGTGGTGGTTGCGGCCACTTGGGTGGCGCCGGCCTCCACCACCGGGAGCACGGCACGGAGGAACGCCTCTAGGGCCTCATCGCTCACGTTCCCGAGCGCATCCCACGCGCGCCCAACGGCCTCTTGCACCGAGAGGCGCAGCGCGTTGTATTGGGCGCGTTGGCGCTCGGAGAGCAGGACCAATTTTTGGTCCAGGGAGAGCGGTCCTCCGGGCATCGGCTAGGCGGCCGGCGGCGAGGTGGTGCCCACAGGCGCGCCGGTGCCGAGGCCGGCGGCGGCGGAAGGTTGCCCGGTCGAGATGCCACCATTGAGCACGCCCAGCAGGGCGTCGGTGGTGCGCTCGGCTCTCATGCGCTCCACTTGCGGCGGCGAATAGCCGAGGTCCTCCATCAATTGGGACCACGGCACGCCCACCTCCTTGCGCTTGATTGCGGCGTCGGCTTGCGCGGAGTCGGTCCTAATTTCCGGGTCGGCCCACACGGTCTCCATGCCCTCGGCGTCAGCGAGCTCGGGGATGCCACCGATGAGGCCGGCCAGGCGCATGACACGCTCCCACCCGTCGCCGAGATGCACCATCTTGCGGCGCACCTTGGAGACCAAGCCCGACTCCGCGGCCTTGATACTCTCGCCACTCAAGCGGTCGGCGGAGGCATTGAGGTAGTGCGGCGGCACCGAGCCGATGGAGGCCACGTGGATGAGCAGGGCGTCTATCGCTTGGGTGTATTGCCCGAGGTCCACCGCGGAGAACTCACCAAACTTGACGTTTTCGCTCTCGGCGATAAAAAGCCGGTCCACTCCCACCTTGAACGGTTCCACCACGTTCCCGTTGTCATCCACCTCTAGCTCCAGCCCGGTGGCCCAGCGTTGGCGGAAGGATTGAAACTCCGAGGCCACGAGCATGTCCACGATGAGCTTATTGAGCGCATCTTGGAGCGGGAGCACGGGCCACAACTCCGAGCGGTAGTGCATCGGCACCCACCCGAGGCGGGGCGCATTGGAGAGCGCCACCATCGGCACCACGCCCCACGGATTGGGTTGGTATCCGCCGGCGTAGAGCTCCTCATCCAACTCCCACCGGAGCACATCGCCGGCGACTCCAGGCGTCGCCGGTCGATCGGAACGGTAGAGGTAGACACCACCGGGGAGGAAAACCTCAAGGTGCTCGTGGCGGTCGGCGTCCTCATAGGTGCGCATCCCGGCGGCGGCCTGGTGCATCCTCTTGGCGTGCGGCCACACTATGGCGCGTTGGGGGTGCTCGGCGGTTATCTCGGGGATGCCATCGGAGCGCTCCCCCGGCCACACGGTGATGGCGCTCTCCCCGTGGATGAGGGTCTCGGTGTGCGCCATCTGCGCTTGGGCGTCCATGTCGTTGGCCTGCCACATTGCCCACGCCACGGCGTCCACCCCGCCGGTGGCGTCCACGCGGAACCCTTCCACGCGGAGGCGCTCCTCCTTGGAGTCCACCACGGTGCGCATCCAGTTATCCGAGAATCGGTGGAGGAGCCAGTAGAAGGTTTTGCGGAACCTCTCCGAGGCGAAGGCCAATGGTTGGTCCCCGTCATAGTAGGCGGCGAGGCGGATGGACTCGGTGCGGCGGAGGAGGAGCTCTTGGTGCAGCCTCCCCCTCCACACGTCGGCGGTCTCATAATCGGGCAGGGCCATGACGGCCTCCTCTAGTGGTCAGAATGAGCGGGCGCGAGCTCGGCGCTTGCGCTTGGTGGCGCCCGCGGCGATGGCGTCGCCTCGGGCCTCATAGGCGAGAATTGCGGCCATCGCGGCGTCGATCTTTTTTGGGCTCTTTTGGAACTCCTTGCGGAGGAGCACTCCCGAGCGGGTGACCTTGCGGCGGGCGTTACCCACGTGGCGCGCAAGGGTGGGGTCGGCGTTGTGGATGGCGTTGGTGCCGGCGGCGAGCTCCACGCGCACGGCGGTCTCCAGGCGTTCCACGGCGGCGGCCATCGCACGGTCGCGGTTGGTCCACCACTCCACCACGGTGGACGGCCACTCCTTGGCCCAGCGGGCCAATGCATCTTGCCAATAGGGCGGGTCCGCGTAGAGTTTCCACACTTGGAACGTGGCCATGGCGGCGGCCACGGCGGCGTCCACCTCCTCGGCCGGCGCTTGCCACCCGTTGCCGATGGGCCCCTCGGGGCGCTCCCATACTCCGAGGGGGAATAGCTTGCCGTCGCTCACTCGGGCGGCCACCAGGGCGGTGGAGTCGTCAAAGACGGAGCCGTCAAAACCGAGCGTCACGAGCTCATCGGCGGCGAGCACCTCGGGCGAGCCCACGGCGTCCCAATGCCGGCGGTCCATCCATGAGTCAGCGGTGCGGGTTGCTTGATTCAGCCAAAACCGGCGAGAGTCCTCCTCGGTGGATTGCGGGTCGCGCACCTCGGCCATAATCCGGTCAAGGTCCATCCATCCCACGGCGTCGCCATAGGCGTAGGTGAGTGCAGCACGGAGGCCGGCGTCATCGTGCTGGAGGTCCTCCACCCACGGGCCCTCGCGGTGGTCAAAGAGGAGCCCGTCATCACGGCCGAGCTCGGCGAGGCGGGCGGCGTAGGCATGGGTCTCCTCGGCCACCGAGCCCTCGCCGGCGGCGTACATTGTGGAGGTCTCCAGCGCCCACGGCTCGGAGGCCTTGCGCTTGCCGAGGTTGCGGCGCACGGTGGCGTGGAGTTGCTTGAGCACGCGCAGCACGTAGAGGTGGGTCTCGTCAAAGATGACAAAGGTCTCACGGCCTCCATCTTTGGAGGTGGCGCCAGAGGTCTCCGGCGTGATGGAGCCACCCCCGGGGATGAGCGTGCGCGTCAGCCCCACGTCGGCGTCGGTGAGGTGGTACTCACGGAACACCTCGCCGGTGGCGAGCATGTAGGCGATGGCCTCATAGGTATTTCCGGCCTGCCCTTGCTCGGTGGCAAAACATGAGATAGTCGGCGCCACCACGGGGCGGCCCACCGGGTCCCCGTGCGCGTCCCACCCGTCGAATCTCACGGGCCCGAGCGCCTCGGCGCACGCCACCATTGCGGCGAGCTCGCTTTTTGCTCGGCCCTTGGGGCGGGAGTAGAACGCTCGGCGCACGGCTCGCCGGCCATCCTCACGGAGCCGGTAGGCGTGGCAGATAAAACGTACCTGCTCATCGTCGAGCACGAGCGGAGCGCCTTGCACGTCGCCGGGTCCGTGGCACAGCATGGACTCCATCCACGCCACCACCTCCCACCCGAGGGTGGGAAAATCGACGGGGCCCAGCGTGCCGAGCGGAACGCCGGCGGTCATTGCCGGCGCCCCGGGAAGATGAGCACGGCGGCCACCACGAGGGCCACGGCGGCGCCGATGAGCACGGCGGTCATACGGCGCGCAATCGGTCACGGCGTGCGCCGGCCACGGCATTGGGCACCTTCGCCTTGGCGGTGCGGGCCTTGGTCTCGCCCGTCTGCTCGGCGGCACTCTCCCACCGGAGCACTTGGCGAGCTCGCGGCGAGAGTCCATAGCGGTCCTCCAGCGAGGCCATCACGCTCATCACGGCGGCCCCCTACTCAACCGGGAGCCCCACCACGCCC